ACTTTTCTCACATCAGCGCAGCCTACAAAGACGGGGTTAATAAAAAATTTTATAAAGTAAAAAACATGGCAACAAAAACAATAAAAACAAAAATGCTTCAAGGCACTTTGGAGCAAAGCAGAGTTAAAACTTTTTCACCCACAGAAATAGGTGAACCAATGTTAAACCTTGATGCAGGTGAATTGCGTATATACAATCGCATCCGTGAACATTTAAAGACACACAAGGCAGGCAAGCAAGTTGATGAGATTTACCTTTCAATTGCAGCGCGTGCCATAGGGCATTTATTACACAATGCGGAGATATTAAGCAAAGACGGTGCAGTTATGGTACATCCAAACGGTGCAAGGCAGGTAAGTGCTGAATGGACTGCATTTAAGCAAGGATTTGAGTTATTTCTTGAATTATCGAAGACTTTAGGACTTGATCCTAAATCTCGTTTAACTTTAGATTATTTCCAGGATGGCAGCGATACAGAAGAAGATGAAATAGCTAAATTGCTAAAAATGAACTAATGGAAAAATACAAAGACACCGCTATCAGTATCCTTTCCTCTGTTGCCGCTCTTGCAGTTGTTTCTTTTCCAGTGTGGTTTATGTGGAATTGGCTAATTCCTAATATTTTTGGCTTACCGTACATTGATTACTTAGAGGCATTGGGATTGATGGCGTTTGCTTTATTAATTCAAAGTATATTAGGCACAAGTTTAAAAGGGAATAAGGATTAATGCAATTTATTGATGATGTTATTTCTGGGCGTTTAAACATTGGCACCTATGCAAGGCTTGCCGTAGAAAGGCATTTAAATGATTTAAAAAATTCAAGTTGGGAGTATTGTTATTCAGAAGCCATGGCCAACCGTGCTTATGGCTTCATCTCAGCTCTCCGACATACTAAAGGCGAATTTGCTGGAATGCGGTTTAACATCCAGCCTTTTCAGGAATTCTTTATAAAAGTGCTATTTGGATGGCAAAGGAAAGATGGAGGCAGACGATTCAGGAAAGCTTACCTTGAAATAGCAAGGAAAAATGGTAAGACAGAACTTGCCGCTGCTATTGCCGTGTATTGTTTTCTCTGCGATGCGGAAACAGGTGCGGAAGTTTATACGGCTGCAACTACGCGAGATCAGGCGAGGATAGCTTTTGAAACATCTAAGGTATTTTTAAAACAATTAAAGGCAGATTCAAAGACATTCAATAAATTAGTCAATGTATTAAAATATAACTGCAATGTACCTAACACAAATAGTAAAATGGAATCTGTATCTGCCGATGCAGATACTTTAGACGGCCTTAACCCACATTGTGCAATTATTGATGAATATCACGCACACAAAACAAGCGACGTTTTGGAGGTGATGGAGACGGGCATGGGATCTCGCACTCAGCCTTTATTACTTATAACCACTACCGCAGGATTTAACCGGGAATCACCATGCTATCAATTTCGCAAAGTCATGGTTGATATATTGGAAGGCAGGAAAATAGATAATAGTGTTTTTCCTTTGCTCTTTTGCCTTGATGAAGGAGATGATTGGCAGGATAAAAAAAACTGGACAAAATCCAATCCTAACCTTGGCGTTACTCCTTATATCAGCTACATGGATGACCAGTACCAAAAGGCATTGAACGAAGGAGCTGCTAAACAAATACAATTTATGACAAAGAATCTAAACGTCTGGACAACTACTTCCAGCGTTTGGATATCTAACAGTTACGTTGAACAAACAAGGCTTTTTATAAGTGATGAGCAATTAATAAATAAGAAATGCTTTGCAGGCCTTGACCTTGCTTCTACGAGAGACATTGCTGCTTTAGTTCTTTGCTTTCCAATTCAAGCAGGACTTGATAAGCCACATATAAAAAGTTATTTCTTTTGTCCAGAAGATAATGTCAGGGAAAGGTCATTGGCAGATGGTGTGCCCTATGTACAGTGGGCACAGGATGGCGATATAATTATGACAGAAGGCAACGTTACTGACTATGACTTTATAAAAGCTAAAGTTATTGAGCTAACGGCAAAATATAAAATAGAATGTATAGCGTTTGATAGATGGAACGCTTCCCAGTTGGTTATACAGCTCACAAATGATGGTGCTAACATGAAACCATTTGGTCAAGGCTTTATTTCTATGTCTGCACCAACAAAAGAAATAGAAAAGATGTTTTTATCCAATGAGATTACTCACGATGGAAATCCAGTCATGGAGTGGATGATGACAAATGTAATGCTTAGATTTGATCCTGCAGGTAATATAAAGATAGATAAAGCGAAGTCAACGGAAAAGGTAGATGGTCCTGTTGCTATGGTAATGGCTTATGCGCAGATAATGGTTGAAGACAGACCAACGATATATACATCTAGCGAACGTGAACAAGGTTTATTAATGTTATAAATGTACCTAATTGAAAAGTAAAATATGTCAATTATGGAGATATTAATGAAAAAACATGAGTACGCCGAACAAGTTAGGCAAATCAATTGTACCTCTGGTTATTTTCACAGATTCTATGAACTTACGGCAGAAACAAATACGCATCAGGAAGCATGGCAGCGTTTGGAGGAAGAGAGAAATGAATTAGGGTTAGAGGATAAATATAAATCATATGATTCATTTAGAAATGCAAAAAGAATGTACATGGATATTAAAGTTATTTAGTTTGTAATTAAAAGTTCAGAATTTTCATACTATTTGATTTAATTTTACCGCATGGCTATACTTGACACCATGCGGTCTTTTTTTTCCACGCGTAAAAGCAGCCTGGAAAATCCATCAACGCCAATCAACGGTGATACACTTGGCGCATTGTTCCAGCGTGGCTCTGCCGCAGGTGTAGCAGTTGATGAGTATTCAATTGTTGGTCTTCCAGCGTTTTACCGGGCAACACAGATACTGGGAGGTGTTATAGCATCTATTCCATTTGACATTATTGAGAAGCAAGATAACGGAGGTATTAGGATTGCAAAGGATCATCCTAATTATAAAATTATTAGTCGTGAACCTTCTGAACTATACACCTCGCACACTTTTTATAAAACAATGGTGTTGCACTATCTTGCACATGGTGCATTTTATGCAGCCATCAATAGGAATAGTATAACGACAAGGATAAATAGTTTAACTATATTAAATCCAACAAAGGTAGAGATTGGCTATAATGCCAGGAATGAACTTGTATTTAAAAACAAGGAAACTAACAAAACATACAGAAGCGAAAATATTATCTATATTCCTAACCTTGCATGGGATGGAGTGAAATCTTTACTAATACCAGATTTGCACAGAGATAATTTTGGCTTAGCATTAGCAAATAGAAACTACGGTGCTAACTTTTACAAGAATGGCGCACATCTTAACGGAGTGCTAAAACATCCTGGCAGGTTAACTAATGAGGCTTATGATAGATTAAAAAGTAGTTTTAATCGTGCATTTGGTGGAAGTCAAAATGCTGGAGGAACTGCCATATTGGAGGAAGGGATGGACTTTCAGAAAGTTGGACTTAATCCAAATGATGCAAGTTTTAACGAAACAAAGAAAGCTACTATCTCCGACATTGCAAGGATAACTGGTGTACCTGGCATTTTATTAGAGGATATGGATAAGGCTACATTTGGCAACATGGAGCAGTTGAGCCAGATGTTTGTCAATTATACGATTATGCCATTATGTGAAATTATTGAGGCAGAATTTAATCGTAAGATATTTTATGAGGTAGAAAAGGAGAAATATAAAACACGATTTAATCTTGATGGCTTACTTCGTGGAGATATAGCTGCGAGATCATCTTATTACACAACGATGCGTAATGTACTGGCGATGTCACCAAACGAAATTAGGATAAAAGAAAACATGAATCCGTATGATGGTGGTGATAGTTACGAATTGCCATTAGCATCAAATATTAAGACTGAAAATTCAAACGATATCACGCAAGATGCCAACATATAACGATTATCCGCAGTCAGCAGTCCGAGCAGCTAAAAAGGCTCTGAAACACAAAGAGGAAAATGGCTCTTCATGTGGCACTCGCGTAGGTTGGTTTCGTGCAAATCAAATTGCAAATAAGGAAGGTTTAGATTTATCGGAAATTAAAAGAACATTTAGCTTTTTATCGCGTGCAGAGGTATATAATCAAAATAAATACTTTGATGAAGACGGTTCAGAAATTTGCGGTTCAATAATGTACGATGCCTGGGGAGGAGAGACAATGAAAGGATGGGCAGAAAGAAAGATAAATGAATTAAAGGAAGATAACAGTATATCTATTGATATGGAAAAGAGAAGTATAAATTTTGAATTAAGAGCAAAGCCAGAAAGCCGCACCATCTTTGGAACGGCTACTGTTTTCAACTCTGCCTATGATATGGGTTGGTATGAGGAGGAGATGGATACAGAGGCTTTGGCTAATGCCGACATGAAGGATGTAGTAGCATTGTTTAACCATGATCAAAACATGGTACTTGCCAGGACATCATCAGGTACATTAAAGTTAAATGTTACTGGTAATTCAATGGAGTACGAATTTGAGGCACCAAATACAACATTAGGCAATGATTTGTTAGAGATGGTTAGGCGTGGTGATGTATACCAAAGTAGCTTTGCTTTTACCGTAGATAAAGAGAAGTGGGAGGAAAATACTGGAAGTAAACCAAAAAGAATTATCAGAAGTATTAAAAAGGTATATGATGTTTCTCCAGTTACTTATCCAGCTAATCCTGACACAATGGTAGCAAAAAGAAGTTATGAAGCTACGAAGGATATAGATGAAGATTTGAAAAAGGTAATTGAGATATCTGTTAAATCAGAAATTAATATTCAGAATGAATTACGCAGGAATGCCCTGCACTTAAACAAACTTAAAACAATTTAAAAATGACTTCTAAAGAGTTAAGAGAAAAGCGGGCTTCCGACTATGCAATAATGGAAGACCTACAAAAGAGAGCAGCAGCCGAAGGAAGGTTAATGACTTCTGACGAGTTGTCCCAATGGGATGCAGCAGATGCCTCTTTTAAAAATTATACAGAGCAAATTTCACGCCTTGAAAGGTGGAATGAAATTAACTCTGAAAGCCGTTCTATTAGCCAAGTTGAGCAAAGCATTTCTACAATGCCAACTAATGCCAGGGAGATTGTAAAATCACCTGAGTATCACACAGCATTTATGAAAGCTCTTGCAAAGCGTGATTTGACCAGCAATGAGCAATCAATGCTTAGAGAGATGCGTGGTACTGCTACAATTACAACTGCCGAAACTGGTCTTGCAGGTGGTTATGTTATTCCTTACCAATTTTCAAACGAGTTGGAAAGAACGATGAAGTATTATGGACCTATGCTACAAGTTAGCCGTATCATAACTACGCCACAAGCAGGTACTTTGTACTGGCCAAAGGTAAACG